ACCGAGGACAAATGCGGCTACGGCGGCGCTCTGGTCTATACTTACTGCGACAAGGAGCAGGGGCTTTATGAGGTCGGAGAGGTCACACCAAAAAACTGCAAAAACGATTACCCCTATGCAATGGCGGTTAAGCGTATGTTTGACCGCGTTGTGCTGAAACTTTCCAAGCTCGCTTATTCCGGCATTTACAGCGAAGCGGAGAGTGATTCGTTCCGCGACCCGGTTGATGATACCAGGACCCCGAGCAATGGGAAATTAGAAAAACCGCCTAAGCAGGATAAGAAGCCGAGTAAGGAAGAGATGGACGCGTTTAACGCGCAGTACAAGCGCGAGGTTGAGAAAAACACTTGCAAGGACTGCGGCAATCCCATCTACCCGGTGACGCACGGCGGCAAGAAATATTCCGTTGCCGAGATTGCGGAGAACGCGATAAATACCTATAAAGCGCCGCTCTGCTGGGCGTGCATGACGGCAAGGAGAAAAGCTAATGAAAGCCCGACTGCATGATCTATCCCTTGCGCGGGATGGTGGGTATTTACTCACCATCGCCACGCGGGAGAACGTCGGGCCGCTGTTTGACGAGCTGCACGAGACGGACGTTGACGTGACCGTGAAGAAGCACCGCGAAAAACGAAGCCTTGACGCGAATGCGTACTTCTGGGTTCTGGTTGACCGGCTGGCCGAAAAGACCCGAATTCCCAAGACGGATATTTACCGGAGATACATTCGGGAGATCGGCGGCAATCATGAAATGGTCTGCGTGATCGATTCAGCCGTGGAAAAGTTGCGGAACGGGTGGGAACACAATGGGATTGGCTGGCAGACGGATACCATGCCAAGCAGGATCCCCGGCTGCACCAACGTGATTTTGTACTACGGCTCCAGCACCTACAACACCCGGCAAATGTCACATTTGATCGATATGGCGGTGCAGGACTGCCAGGAGCAAAACATCGAAACCCTGTCTCCGGAGAAGCTGGCAGGGATGATGGAGGAATGGCGATGCACAAAATGACAAAGGCCACGTCCATCCCCAAAAGCGTCAAGGAGGCCGTATACGAGCGCGACGGACGGCGCTGCATCCTCTGTGGGAAGAACAACGGAGATCCTGTAGCGCACGTTATACGGCGCTCACAGGGCGGCAGAGGCATCGAGCAGAACATCGTGACGCTCTGCCCCTCCTGCCACCGAGCCTTTGACGAGGGGCCGCAGAGGACGGCGCTATACGCCTGCATCGTCGGCTATCTCAAAACGAAATATCCCGGCTGGACACGGGAGAACATGATTTACAGAAAAAACAGGGAGGAATTGAAATGAGCTTGAACAGGATCAGCGTCATGGGACGCATTGGAAAGGACCTCGAGCTGCGCCGCACGCAGAGCGGCAAGGCGGTCACCAGCTTTCCCATCGCCGTCGACCGCGACGGTAAGGATGCCGGAACGGACTGGTTTGATGTGGTCGCATGGGAGCGCACGGCGGAGTTTGCCGCGCAATACTGCGCCAAGGGGCGCAAGGTAGTGGTAGACGGTCGCTTGCAGGCGCGAGACTGGACCGACAAGGACGGCAATAAGCGCCGCTCGGTCGAGATCGTCGCTAATAGCGTGTACTTTGCCGACAGCAAGCCGCAGGATGGACCCGCCGCATACAGTCCCGCATCAAGCAACCCGGGCGAGTTTAGCGAGGTCGAGGACGACGGGAACCTCCCGTTTTGATGGAGGTGCGGGATGAGATACGAGGTGCATATTGTTTCACCGCACGAAAAGGCGGTTATTGTCTTGCCAGAAGTGTCCGAGAGTGACGCGACCGATATCGCAGAGGTAATGACGCGATACGGTGCGACGGTTTCTTTGCTGGCAAAGCCGAAGGAGTAAAGCGATGGAGCGTAATCAATTCACTTTTTACCGAAGTTACAGGGACGCGCTGCGAGCGCTCAACGCAAAAGATTTCAAGGCCGTTGTGCTGGCAATCTGCGATTATGCGCTTGATGAAAGCGAGCCATGTCTTTCTGGCGTTCCCCACGCTGTTTTCACTTTGATTCGCCCAACGCTGGACAGCGGTCGAAACAAGGCAGCGAATCGGCAGAACAAAACAAAAACAAAAGAAGAACAAAATGGGAACAAATCGGAACAAACTCGCAAGGAGAAAGAGGGGGAGAAAGAGGGGGAGACAGAGGGGGAGAAAGAGGGGGAGACAGAGAACGATAGTTCTCTTTCTATATCTCTCTCACGAAAGGCTCCCACGTTTGACGAGGTTGTCGAATATGCCAAGCTGCGCGGAGGTCTTATTGACCCCAAGCCATTCTACGAGTTTTATTCCGTCGCCGGTTGGAGGGACACCGAGGGCAAGCCGGTCTATAACTGGCAACAGAAATTCCAGCTATGGGAAAAGCGCGAGCTGGAGAAGAAAGGGGGCGCGATGAATGGACATGGTTACGATACTGGAAGAGATACGAAAAAATGGAACGTCCCCGGAGCCGTCAATCTCTGACGAATGCCCACTCTGCGGCGGCGTTGGATACACCGTGCGGAGGTCAGCAGACGGAAACACGGAATACCGGGAGTGCGACTGTTCCATCCGCAAAAGAAATCTGCAACGCATCGAAAAAAGCGGGCTTAAAGAGCTTTTGCAGAGATGCACGATGGAGAACTACCGCGCGACTGAGCCGTGGCAGAAGCAGGCCAAAGAGGCAGCGGAACGCTATCTTGCCGATTGGCGCGGGAGATGGTTTTACGCCGGAGGAAGCCCAGGCAGCGGGAAAACGCATCTTTGCACGGCGATGTGCGGGAAGCTCATGGACGCTGGATTACCGGTGCGCTATGTGCAATGGCGTGCGGATATTCCGGCCATCAAAGCAAAGGTCAACGATGCCGAGGCGTATCAAGATGCCATTGATCCGCTGAAAAGCGTCAAGGTACTGTACATCGACGATTTTCTCAAGGGGACGGCGACAGAGGCCGATCGCAACATTGCGTTTGATCTGCTCAATGCGCGGTATATCAAGCCAAGCCTTGTGACAATCATCAGCTCCGAGTGGACGATCTCGCGCGTGCTGGACTGGGACGAGGCGATAGGCTCGCGCATTGCGGAGCGGTCGAAAGGCTGCGTGCTGAATATTACCGGGTCCAAAAACTACCGGCTGAAATGAAAGAATACCTGTAAAGAGGAAATGAAAATGACAGAAAAAGAGATCGTGTCCGCCCTGCGCGAGCACGCCGAATGGGCGCAAGAAAATGAGTGGGAAACGCCCATTACCCTGTGCGACGATCTGGTGGAAGCCGCTGACCGGATTGAAGCGCAGGCGAAAGAAATTGACGCACTGCGGAACGAACTGTGCCTGAAATGCGGAAACTACACGCTGGCCCATGAGGGAGCCTGTAACGGATGCAAATGGAGGGAAATGTGATGGACGCTGTGAAGTTTATCAAAGAACGCGACCGAATGTGCCGCTTTTACCACCATGCCGGGGACTGCTATCAATGCCCCGCAAAAGACTGCGAGTGCAGTGCATTGGAAGGAATGGTTGATGATGACAACATTGTGACCATCGTCGAGGAATGGTCTGCTGCGCACCCGCGCAAGACGCGGCAGAGCGTGTTTTTAGAGCAGTGGCCTAACTGCATGATGGGCAATGACGACGTTGTCAGGATGTGTCCAAGAAATGTTGACAAGATGCATGCCTGCAATGCATGGCTCTTTGCTGGGTGCACCGACTGCCGCCGTGAGTTTTGGATGCAGGAGGTGGAGTGATGGGGATTTTGAAAATCGTTTTCCCGCTGCTGATGGTAGCCGGTGCGCTGGGCAGTTTGGTGGTAAATATCGCCAGCAAGGGAGACTGGGCTACCAGTTTGCAATGGCTGGGCGCGTATTTGCTGTATACTGCGCTGACTATTCGTAATGTAGGATAAGGAGGAGAAGTAAATGCTCGACAAATTGATGAAGAAGTATGGGTATGAAAAGACCGACGAAAACAGGTACGGCGCCTACTACAAGAAGCGTGAACCGCAGGGGTATGATCACATCGTCTGTGTCATCAGCAAAGCCAGCGGCAAACACCTCATGCAGAGCTACGATGCCCAAACGTTTGAGGTGAACAACTATTTCTTTAACGGGACTGTTGGGGTAGAGATTCCCGTTCTGCTGCTGATGTGGATGAAGGCGAAGTGGATGGCACGGAAGTACCACTGGAACCAAAGAAAACCGGACGCGCCGCAGGTGCAGTGATGGAAAATCTGTTGCAAAACATCGCCAGCGGGCTGTGGATCGTGATAGGCATTCAGGTTCTTGTCTGGCTAAAGCATTGGAATAAGAAGTTCAGTGACTTGTATGACGAACTGAAATGGGAGGTGGAGTGATGGAACGACTGACTGAGCGTTGGGGTGAAGATGATGTGTGGGTGAAAGACCACGATTATGTTACTGCGGCATACCGCCTTGCCGCCTACGAGGACACGGGGCTGACACCGGAGGAATGCGCAAGAGCGACTGAGATTGACGATATTTTGCTGGACGAGTATTACCCAATCGGAAGAATGCGCGAACTAATTAAGGCCGACAAGGACGGGCGTGTGGAGGTGCTGCCGTGCAAGGTGGGCGATACGGTTTACTGGGTGCATGGTGCGGTCATCACCGAGTGCAAAGTGTATCGGGTTCAGAAAAATCGGAAAGGACTGTATATCTGCCTTAAAAGCAATGTGTCACACGGTGCTTTTCGCGTAGACCTTTCCATTGGCAAGACCGTATTCCTTACCCGCGAGGAGGCGGAGAAAGCATTGGAGGCGAAGCGGGATGTATGCCCTTGAGTACAAATCGCTCTACATCCCCCACGAGGAGCTGACTAAAAACCGAACGTTCCAAAGCTACCGGTGGAAGCAGTACGCTGTGTGTGAGGAGCGCGGGCCACTGGAACAAATTAGGGCTGCGCAGAAAAGGCCGGAGGATTGGAGAATTATCCCAACTGCCAGAAGAATGGAATAGGAGGGCGGACAATGGGGCTTAAAGAAAAGCTAATACACTATACAAATGATCTTGGCGGCGTCGATTTGAAACAAGAAGCTATTGCAACCATCGAACATATCGCACAATACATGGACGAAGATGAACTATTGCATCATAGCCGTCCCCTTGCTCTCGCCTATCTTGCTCTAACGGAAGATGCTTCTGCTCCGGTGACGCGGTGCAAGGACTGCAAGCATAGCTGGGAGGATATAGGCGGACTGTGTTGCTCGCATGGGGCTTGCGTTGACCTTACTGTGCCGGGTGATTTTTATTGTGCTTATGGAGAAAGAAAGCCATGATCCGCATCATCATCGACATCGAAGAACACGGCGACAAGCTCGCCACGAAGGAATCCGTCGCAATGGCGCTTGAGCAGTTCGGCAAGGTGCGCGTGGTCATGGTGACAGACGGGAGGGGGGAATGAGCCTGACGGCATCTGACCTTGCACGTCTCGGGCCTGCGGCACAAAAACAGGTGGTTGAAAAGGTAATTGCTCAAAAAACGGGCAAGTACCACAACCGCAAAACCGTGCGGCATGGCATTACGTTCGACAGCAAGCACGAGGCAGACCGCTATGATGAGCTGCGGATGCTGCTGAAAGCTGGGGAAATACACGATTTGAAGCTACAGCAGACATACAAGCTCGTGGGGGCGCAGAGGACGCCCACAGGAGCCGCTGTGAGGGCAGTTACATACATAGCCGACTTCGTGTACACCCGCAACGGGGAAACGATCGTAGAGGACGCCAAGGGCTTTAAGACAAAGGAATATATCATCAAGAAAAAACTGATGCTGGAGCGATTCGGCATCTGGGTGGAGGAAGTGTAGATGGCAGAACAAAGTTCGACGCTTTGCTGGTCGTGCAAATACGCCTGCGGAAAATGTCCTTGGTCGGAATGCGACAAGGAAACGCGGAAGCTGAAATGGCAGCCGGTGGAAGGTTGGCGCGCGATCAGAACAAGGGTTTTGATGAATTCTTGCGGCGGTGCTCGCAGGCATTACGAGACAAGCTATCGCGTGCTTGCCTGCCCGCAGTACGAGGTGGGATGATATGAGCTGCTTTAACTGTCAGGAGCGGCACGTCGGCTGTCATTCGACCTGTGAGCGATATGCTGCGTGGCTGCAAGAAAAGAAAGAGGCAAAAAGCAACGAAACGGCCAGCATAGCCGAAGAAAGCGCGATGATCAATTACATTCAGAGGTCAAAAGGCCGATACAAGCGGAGGGCGGGGAGAAAATGATCGAATATCCCTATTGCGTCTATCCGGCGCTGAAAAAGGTTTTCTGCGAGCGGCAGTACACGCGCCGCCAGCTTGCCGATGCGGTAGGCATTTCCAAAAGCAACATCTGGTGGTGGCTTTCGGGCAACAATCAGCATACCATCGACGTGATCAAAGGCATCCTCAGAGAGAGCGGTCTGACGTTCGAGGAAGCGTTTGGAGGTGCGGAATGAAAGTAGGCGACAAGGTGCGGGCGCAGTTTATGACGGTGCCGGAGGAGTTTCCGGGAAAAGCGCGCGGCGAAAAGCTGTACCCGATCCGCGCCGGCGTGGTGACGTACATCCATCCGCAGAAGCGCTATGTGACCGTGGCGATCATGGTAGACAACAAGGAGATCAAAGAAAGTTTCCGACCGGAGGAGGTGCTGGCATGAAATGCGAGTTATACCATGACAATTTTCAGAATTTTAAGCGATACAATATTCCAAAAGCACAGCTTGTGATTGCGGATATACCCTATAACATTGGCGTGGATGCCTATGCAAGCAATCCGATGTGGTACAACGGAGGGGATAATAAAAACGGTGAAAGTAAGCTTGCGAAACAGAGCTTTTTCCACACGGACGGAACATTCAAAATTGCGGAGTATATGCACTTCTGCAATCGTATGCTGCGCAAGGAACCAAAGGAAAAGGGGCAGGCTCCGGCAATGATCGTGTTTTGCGCGTTTGAGCAAATGCAGACCGTGATTGAATACGGCAAGCGCTACGGGTTTATGAAAAGCTATCCGCTGTTTTTCTGTAAAAACTATTCCGCGCAGGTGCTGAAAGCCAACATGAAGATCGTTGGCGCGACGGAATTTGCGGTCGTCCTCTACCGGGACAAGCTGCCCAAATTCCGTAACGTTGGTTCGGATGGCGAGCGGCACATGGTATTTGATTGGTTTGCGTGGGAGAGGGACAATCGCAGTCAATATCCAAAGGTGCATCCGACACAAAAGCCGGTAAGCGTTCTGAAAAGGCTGATTTCCGTATTCACAGACGAGGGAGACGTTGTAATTGACCCATGCGCGGGAAGCGGCTCTACGCTTCGCGCAGCTTATGAGATGGGGCGTAACGCTTATGGGTTTGAGGTGGACAAGGGGTTTTACGAGGCAGCAAAAGACAAGATGCTTGCGCCACTTTTTGAAAAGCCGAAATTTGAGCAGATCGGAATGGGGGATGTGGTATGAACGCGTTTCCCGAGCGCTTGAAGCGCTTACGGGAGAGAAAGAGAATAAAGCAATATGTCTTATCTGAACTGTGTGGTCTGCACCGTGACGCTGTGAGGCGGTACGAGGCAGGGGAGGCTACGCCCACAACGGACGCATTGGAAAGCATCGCCGATAAATTTGGGGTGTCGGTCGATTATCTGCTCGGAAGGACGGATAATCCGATGACCGTGGACGATTATCTAAAAAAATTTTAAAAATTCCCCTTAAAAGGGGAAAAATAAGAAAAACCTATGCAAAAATAGAGGCGTGATGGGGCGAGGCTCTTCACGCCTCTGCTTTTTCATCTGTTTCCTCCTCCCTTGATAGCCCGCCCTTCGGGGCGGGCGGTTGAGGGCAATATGCCGTGGCTCGTATGCACCTCACCATCCGAGGACTGGGCGGTCATACCGCCCTCGCGGCATTCAAGACATGGACCTCGGCGCCGAGGTCGCACACAAGACAGGACTCCCCGCACCTCTCAACGATGTGGCCCAGGGGAGACATACGCAGACGTAGCTCAGTCGGTAGAGCACCGCGCCGGGAGGTACGTCGCAGGTTCAAACCCTGCCGTCTGCACGAGAGGCCGGGTAGCTCCCGGATGATGTGAGAGTACGCAGAACGCCTCACAGAGAATGACAATGCCTGCTGAAAACTGCGCGTGGGGATGCGTCCCCCTTGCCGTGACTGATGAAAGCGCTTGAAATGCTTGCGGGGCCTCAAGCGGGCATGAGCGTGTGACAATCTAAGCGGGAACTGCACATACACGGCATAGGTGCCCCGTAAGGGGAGACCACAGCGAGTGACGGGGACTTTTCCCGAAGCGCTAAAGCAGGGCAGGACTGCAATGTCGTACCAGATGTATGCTACCGCATTGCGGCACCGTGGAAGGGTAAGACCGCTACAAGGGGCTTGCCTGTGCGCTGTATGAAAGCGGCAGGCCGAATAATTATTTGGCTGGCTCCGGCCTATGGGCTAATGAATGAAGAAACGGATGCGACCGACATACCGGCGCAGGGCTGAAAAGTTTCGTGGGATACCGGCATCGCTACACTCTGAGCGAGTGCCGAGGCGTTCAATGGATGTGGCGTGGTAGCGGCAATCGTATGATTAGGCCGCTGTGTAAGCAATTCAAACAGAGCGCAATGCCGGAACCTGTGAAAAGAATAACGCCCAATGTGGGCGGCGTTGTATGCCCCTCAAAATCGAAGGCTTGCGCTTATGCGTGGGGTAATGGTAGAGACTGCGGGGCGGGTAAAGTCTGCTATGTAAGGCCAAGGGGTGGGGGCTGGTAGCAAATAAAAGCGGCGAGGTGGTGACAATGGCTGCGCGTCTGACAGACCGGCAGAAAAAGAAAATACTGGCGGACTATGTGCAGACGAACAACTATTGCGCCACAGCGAAAATCAACGGCGTGTCCGCAACGACCGTCAAGAACATTGTGCGGGCAAATGCTGACATTGTGGAAAAGTGCGAGCAAAAAAAAGAAGAAAACACCGCCGATGTGATGGAGTACATGAATGACCACAAAGACCTTGTGTGTTCGTTCATCGGCAAGGGGCTTGAAATGCTCAACGACCCGGAAAAGCTGGCGGCGGCAAATCTCAGCCAGATCACAACGGCAATGGGAACGCTGATTGACAAGTGGGCGATGATCGGCGGCAGCCCTGCCGACACGATGAAAGAAGACGCGCTTAGTCAGAGCCTAAAGGAAATGGCAAAGGAGCTTGAGAGCGATGATTAGCCCAAAGCAAGCGAAGATCCTCGCTTTCCCCTATTCCAAGTATGACGCTCTGATTTGCGACGGTGCTGTGCGTTCCGGCAAGACCTCCATCATGATGTGGGCGTTCGTCCGCTGGGCGATGGAGAATTTCAGCGGTCAGCGCTTCGGCGTGTGTGGCCGCACGGTGGATAGCTGCACCAAGAACATCATCGTGCCGTTCACGGCAATGAGTTTGGCAAAGGAGCGCTATATCATTCGTTGGCGGCGTGGCGACAAGGTGATGGAAGTGCGGCGCGGAGCCGTGACGAATTACTTTGAGGTGTTCGGCGGCAAGGACGAGGCAAGCTATACGCTGATCCAAGGCCGCACGCTGGCGGGTGTGCTGCTGGACGAAGTGGTGCTGATGCCGCGCTCGTTCGTGGAACAGGCTTTGACCCGCTGCTCCGTCGACGGCGCAAAGCTGTGGTTTTCTTGCAACCCGGGAAGCCCGCAACACTGGTTTTATACAGAGTGGATACAGCGGAACAAGGAGCGGAACGCGCTGTATCTGCATTTTGAAATGACGGACAACCCCGGGCTGTCGCAGAAAACGCTGGAGCGGTATCAGTCGATGTTTACGGGCGTGTTTTATGATCGTTACATCCGTGGACTGTGGGTGCTGGCCGAGGGGCTGATCTATCCCATGTTTGACGAAAGCTGCATTGTGGACGAGCTGCCGGAAAAGGGAGAATACTATGTTTCCTGCGACTACGGCACGCTTAACCCGTTTTCTGCAGGACTTTGGTGCTGGGACGGCAAGGCGGCCACGCGCATCCGTGAGTATTACTATTCCGGGCGCGAGAGCCAGAAGAACAAGACGGACGAGGAATATGCCGACGAAATTAAAAAGCTCATCGGCGAGGCGGACGTCAAAAGCATCATCGTTGATCCGTCTGCCGCCTCGTTTATCGAGGTCTTGCGGCGGCGTGGTTATATGGTGCGAAAGGCCAACAACGATGTGACAAACGGCATTATGACCACGGCGCGGTTTTTGCAGGACGGCATTCTCAAGGTGCATCGCGGTTGCAAAGACTGCATTCGGGAGTTTGGGCTATATCGGTGGGACGAAAAATCCGCCGATGACAGGCCGATCAAAGAAAACGACCACGCGATGGATGAAACACGGTATTTTGCTTATACGGTCCTGAAGAACAAGGCGTATCGGCGCGATTATAACCCCATTTGGAACAGATAGGACGGTGAGCGGCTATCAAAACATATAATGACCTCGTGGCGGTGGGCGAGGATGAAAAGGCGCGGATGGAGTTTGTCCGCAGCACGATCAATGAGCACCGCGATAGCACGGCGTATAAAACGGCGGTAGATGCAGAGGAATATTACAACGGCCTAAATCCGACCATTAACCGCTATGAGAAGATCATCTATGATATGCAGGGCCGCAGCCACACGGATATGTGGACAGCAAACCATAAGCTTGCAAGCCGGTTTTTCGGCATGGCCGTCGATCAGGAGGTTTCATATCTGCTGGGCAACGGCGTGACCTTTGCGGAGAAGGAAACGCCGAAAAAACTTTGCCCTGACTTTGACCAGGAAGTCATGGACGCGGCGCGTGAGGCGAAAATCGCGGGCGTATCCTTCGGTTTCTGGGATTTGACGCATTTGCGCGTGTTCTCCCTGCTTGAGTTCGTTCCCCTCTATGATGAGGAGGACGGCGCATTGAAAGCCGGTATTCGGTTCTGGCAGGTGGCGCAGGATAAGCCGCTGAGAGCGACGCTCTACGAGCTGGATGGCTTTACCGAATATTTCCAGCCGAAGAACAAAGACATGAGCGTATTGCAGGAAAAGCGCAGCTACAAGCTCGTTATCCGCAAGGCCGAAGTTGGCGAAACCGAAATCTATGACGGCGGGAACTATCCGAGTTTCCCCATCGTGCCGCTGAAAAACAACAAGCGGTGTCTATCCGAAATTGTCGGCAAGCGCAACACCATTGACGCGCTCGATCTTGCGTCCTCGAATATGGTAAACAACGTGGACGAGGGCAATCTGATCTATTGGGTGCTGTCCAACTGCAACGGCATGGACGATCTGGATGATGCAAAGTTTGTGGAGCGGCTCAAAACGCTACATGTGGCCCACGCCAACGGCGATGACGGCGCGAAGGTGGAGAGCAAGACCATCGAGGCGCCGTATGAGGGCACGAGCAGCACCATTGATATGCTCAAGAAAAAGCTCTATGAAGATTTCCAGTGCTTTGACGCGGCGGCGGTATCTGCCGGCAACCAGACGGCGACCGCAATCAAGGCCAGCTATGTGCCGCTGGATTTGAAAACGGACAAGTTTGAATCCGAGGTAACGCGGTTTATTGTTGAGATTCTGCGTCTGGCAGGCATTGAGGATCAGCCGAGTTACATGCGCAATCAGATTATCAACAAGAGCGAGGAGACGCAGAACATCCTTTTGGGCGCGGCGTATTACGATGACGAATACATCACAAAGAAGCTGCTGACCATCAACGGCGATATTGACCAGTACGAGGACATGGCAAAGCGGAAGGCGGCAGAAGAGATTGACCGGAGCTTTGCAGAACCGGATGCGCCGGGGGTGAACGGCGATGGCGACCAGTGACCTCGGGCACAAGCTGACCGACAAGGAGCTTGCAAAGCTGGAACGGCGCATTGCAAAACTATACCGTGAGGCGGGGAAAGAGCTGCAAGCGACCATCGACGCATATTTTGAGCAATTCAAAAAGCGCGACGAGGAAATGAAAGCTCTGATTGGCACCGTGCAGAACGGGAAGGAATGGACGGAGGCCGACTATAAGCAATGGCGGCTAAATCAGATCGGGCGCGGGGAACGCTATCAGGCCATGCGTGATAAGGTGGCGCACCGCGTGACCGACGCAAACGCTGTAGCGGTGTCTTATACCAATGATGCGACGCCCGGTATCTACTCTCTTAACCGCAATTATGCGGCGTATACCATTGAGAGCGTGGCCGGAAATGTTGGCTTTGACCTGTGGGACGAGCAGACGGTCAAACGGCTCATGTTAGAGCAACCCGATTTAATGCCATACTACCCGCCGAAACGAGCATTAAAGCGTGGCATTGACCTCGCATATGGTAAGAAGCAGATCACGGCAAGCGTCACCAGCTCTATCTTGCAGGGCTTGAGCATCAAGAACATGGCGGATGACCTGCAAAAGCGGATCACCACCATGAGCCGCAATTCCGCCATCCGCACCGCCCGTACAGCCGTGACCGGCGCGCAGAACGCCGGACGCATGGACAGCTACGCGGCGGCGGAAAAGATGGGGGTAAAGCTTAAAAAACGTTGGTTGGCTACGCTGGACGCGCGTACACGCCACTCTCATGCCATGCTGGACGGCGAACAAGTGGCGCAGGACAAGAAGTTTTCTAACGGTTGTCGTTTTCCCGGCGACCCACAAGGGCCACCGTGGGAGATATATAACTGCCGCTGTACGCTGATTGCCGCCGTGGAGGGTGTAGATACCTCTACTGCGCAGAGACGCTCCAGAAACGCCGATACTGGGCAAACAGAGGTTATTTCGAATATGACCTATGCGGAATGGGCGGGATGGAAAAAGCATACAAAGCAAGTTGCAAGTGCGGCAAAATCTGCTATAATAGAAAAAAACAAGCCGTTGCCAATTACTATTTCGGATTGCACCACGGAGACGCGGAAATATGATTTTAGCGATGGAACGGAAAACGGGACGAGAAAATCCGGAAATGCCACGGTTTATAAAACTCCAGACGGAACAGAGTTTGTATTTCCGGTGAGTTACAACAAAGCGCACCAGACGATGACCCCAGAGAAAGCGGTTGAGCTTTGGAGTAAGGTTCCAGAAAAATTGCGGAATATGGGGCAAAAACAAATCATATTCCAAGATGTTCATAATCCGCAAGACAAATACTGGAGAAAGCGATACAAGAAATTCCGAGGCAGTTATGCTACGGGCGGGGATGACATCAATTTTTGGCGTTATGATTATCCACATAACGACGATTATGTTGTGCGAACGTATTGCCATGAAATCGGGCATAAAGTCGACACGGACAATAGCGTAAATGGCACACGTTTCTCGGAGTACACATGGTGGACGGATGCAATGGCTGAGGATAAGAAGATATCCGGCCAAAAATCGGTTACAGTCTACGGAGAAAACGCCAATTCTGAGGATTTTGCGGAAAGCATGGCCGAATTTGTTAAAGACCCGGACGCATTTAGAAAGAAGTTCCCAAACAGAGCAAAAATTATTGATATTTTCTTGAGATAAGGCGGTGAGCGCTTATGAAAACAAAAAAGTTCTATGATGACAATGGGAAACTTGTTAAAGAGCGCGTTTACGGGAAAACACCGTCCGGTGGCGATTATTCGGAAATCTGCTATATCGATAACAATCGAATGGTTATCAGAGAGTGCAAGGAAGATGGTACGCTTATTGCTGAAACATGGGGTGAGCGATGAGCGTTACAATCCAAGACCATAGTTCGGAGGTTTCTGCTGAAATCAAGGCGGCACTGCTGCGGGGCCTTGAAAAGTGCGGGCTGGTGGCAGAGGGATATGCAAAAAAGCTATGCCCCGTTGACACCGGCAATCTGCGCAATAGCATTACCCATGTGGTAGACGAAGGCGAGCCTGCGGCAATCATCGGCACTGATTCCGAGTACGGCGCGTATGTGGAATTAGGCACCGGCATTTATGCCGAAGGCGGCGGCGGACGGCCTACACCGTGGGTGTATCAGGACGCGAATGGCAACTGGCATTACACGCGCGGAAATAAGGCGCAGCCATTCCTAAAGCCCGCTGCCGCCGACCATGCGGGACAGTATCGGGACATTCTGGAAAGTGAGCTGAAAAATGGATAACGAGACCATCAAGGCCATTGAAGCCATTATACGGCGTGGCAATGACGCGGAAATCCGGCGCAAGGGCGACGGGTATATCGTATTAGAGGTCAAGAAAACAATCAAATATTCAACTTCCGCGTGATAGGGCGCGGGAAAGGGCAATAGGAGCCAGCTACTGAGAATTTCTCGGTGGTTGGCTCTTTTGTTTCAGGTAAAACCCGCGAGGTACAGCGGTTTTTATACAACGTTCGCCCCCGAAGAATTGGGGCCAAGGAAAAGGAGAACGAATAACATGGCGAAATTTACGAGAGCGGAAATCAGGAATATTCTCGGCGAGGCTTGCACCGAAGAAATCGAGAATCGCTTGGTTGCGCTGCATCTGGGCGTGGTTGACCCCCTCAAGGACGATCTCACGAAGTACAAGGCGGACGCAGAGAAGCTACCCGGCGTCCAGAAGGAATTGGACGACCTCAAGGCAGCGGGTGACGGCGGCTATAAGGAGAAGTACGAGAAGGAACACTCGGCCTTTGAAACTTACAAATCCGACGTCACGGCAAAGGAAAGCAAGGCGGCAAAGGAAAAGGCCGTGCGTGCTTACTTTGAGAGCAAAAACATCACCGGCGGGAATCTCGACCTTGCGATGCGCGGCTGCGGCGAGGAAATGGCCGCATTGGAGCTGGATGGCGAGAAGATCAAGGACACCAAGGCCCTTGATGCGCTCGTAGACGGCACTTACAAGGGGCTTGTCTCCACCACGCAGACGCACGGGGCGAATCCCGCCAATCCACCGGCAAACACCGGCGGCGCAAAGACCCGCGAGGACATCTACAAGAAGGACGACAAGGGCCGCTATGTAATGTCTACGGCGGAGCGCCAGAAAGCACTTGCCGATCTGATGGCAAGTGAAAACAACTGATTTTTGAAAGGAGCTATTTATGGCTGCGAAAACTAACGTAACAACTTCCGCGCAGTTTACCACTTCCGCCCGTGAGGTGGATTTCGTGTCCCGCTTTGCTGATAACTGGGACGCACTGCGCAACATCATGGGCATTATGCGTCCCATCCGCAAGGCTCCCGGCACGAAGCTAGTTTCTTACAAGGCCAGCGTGGACGGTGGCCTCAAGGGCGGCACCGTGGCTGAGGGTGACGAGATCCCCTTCACCAAGATGAAGGTAGAGCCGGTTGCTTACGGCGACATCGACATTTCCAAGTATGCCAAGAGCGTGACCATCGAGAGCGTGGCGAAGTACGGCGCTGACGTTGCCGTGGAGAAGACCGACGAGGCTTTCCTCGTGGCCTTGCAGAACAAGGTTCTGACCGATTTCTACACCTTCCTCGGCACCGGCACGCTCAAGGTAACGGAAAAGACCTGGCAGCGCGCTCTTGCGATGGCAAAGGGCAAAGTGCTGGACAAGTTTGCCGGTCTCGACAAAGACGTGACCGAGGTGGTGGGCTTTGCCAACATCATCGACGCTTACGATTACCTGGGCGACAAGGAGATCACCGTGCAGACGATGTTCGGAATCAACTACGTGGAGAACTTCATGGGCTACCGCACCCTGTTCCTGCTGCCCGAGAAGTACATCGCCTCCAAGAAGGTGATCGCTTTGCCCGTGGAGAACATCGATCTTTACTATGTGGACCCCAGCGACAGCGACTTTGCCAAGCTGGGGCTGAATTACACCGTGAAGGGCGAGACCAATCTGATCGGCGTCCATGTCGACGGCGATTACAGCCGCGCCACCGGCGATATGTACGCCATCATGGGCATGAAGCTGTGGGCTGAGTATCTGGACGGCATTGCCGTGGCTACCGTTGCTGCGGCTGCTGCGGGTTAAATAAGGGGGCAGCGTGATGCTTGAACAGGTCTTACGGCACTTGAACAACTGGTTCCTTGTGGACATTCACGAGGGCACGTTTACCGTGGAGAATGGCAGCATTACGCTGCCCTTTCTCCTGACCAATCAATATTTCCGCATCTGCGGCTCTGTGTTTAACGATGGTCTGCATCAATATCCGGCGGTCGATTTAACGGACGAGACGTTTACCGGCTCTGTGTGGGCGCTTGCCGTGCCGAAAGCCGTAATCGATCTTTCGGTTGAGATCGAGGCTTGGCAGGGAAAAAACGGGGAGGCCGTTGCAAGCCCGTATCAAAGCGAAAGCTTCGGGGGCTACTCCTACACCAAACGAAGCGCGGGAAGCGACAGCGGCACGTTAAACGGCTGGCAGGACGCTTTTAGAGGCCGGTTAAACGACTGGCGAAAGCTCAAGGGGGTGGAACCGTGAGTTTACTCGACGATTTCGCAAGCAAATGCGTGCTGATGGAAAAGACGCGAACGCCGGACGGCGCAGGCGGCTACATCGTTGCGTGGGCAGAGGGCGCGGAATTTCTCAACTATCAGGCGCTCGACACCTCGATGGAGGCCCGCAGAGCTGAAAAAGAGGGCGTTACGTCTGTGTATTCCGCGCTGGTCAACAAGACCGTCCCCATCGAGTATAACGACTATTTTCGCGACACGTCCACCGGCAACACCTACCGCGTGACCTCAAACCCGGAAGAACGGACTGCGCCGCGGTCGGCAGGCCCGACGGTCCGAGCACTGAAATTCTTTACCGCGGAACGAAAGGAGCTGCCGAAATGACAAAGGACAAGGCGCTTCATGCGTGGTTTTCTCAATTCCTCTCAGCATACCCAACCTCCAACGTGCCGGAAGATGCGTTGTTCCCGTGGCTGACCTATGAGCTTATCACCGGATCATGGGAGAGCGGTGAGATCGCGCTGACGGTCAACCTCTGGTATTACACCGAGAGCGAGGCGGTACCGAATGCCAAGGCACAGGAGATCGCCGATGCAATCGGCATGGGCGGCTGTATGGTTGCCTATGACGGCGGGGCGATATGGATCAAGCGAGGCTCCCCGTGGTGCCAGAACATCGCGGATGAAAGCGATAAAAACATCAAGCGGCGGTATCTCAACATTACGGTTGAGTTTCTGTCGCAAAACTGATGAAAGGACAACGACATGAAATTTACCAAGATTCCTTCTGATGCGTTTCAGAAGCTGCAGATCAACGCCGGCATCCTGACGACCGACTTCACGCCTTCGACCGGCGCCATCGGCGAGGCGGGGCAGATCGGCGCAACGACCGGCGGCGTCAATTTTACCGCTACGCCGACCTATTCGGACTTTGGCGAGGATATCGACAACTGTCCGAAGAATATGAAGGAGCTGAAAAAGCTCGATTCGTGGGAGGCAAAGATGACCGGCACGTTTGTCAATGCCGATACCGCCATTGCAAAGCGGCTGTGCGGCGCGGCGGACATCGGGACGACCGACACGACCAAGGTCACACCGCGCAACGACCTCAAGGACGCGGACTTTGACGATATCTGGCTCGTGGGCGATTACTCTGACAAGAACGGCGAAACCAACGGCGGCTTTATCGCGATCAAACTGCTCAACGCGCTTTCCACGGGCGGCTTCCAGCTCAAGACGGCGGACAAGTCCAAGGGGCAGTTTGCGTTCGAGTTTACCGGTCACTACTCCATGAGCGCGCAGAACACGGTTCCCTTTGAAATCTACATCAAGGCCGGCACGGCGGAGGCGTAAATGAGACTTTCCGACATTCAGGGCGAGCGCGTCTTTGACGCCATCGCGGATATCATCGACCCGATTGCCAACATTGCGGAGGACGATGCGGCATCCGCGCTGTTCAAGCGCGAAAAGCTGCCCGAGGGCATGACAGCCAAAGAGTTTATGACGCAGCGGGCGCGAAAAGCGCTCCCTGCGCTGCTCAAAGGTCACAAAGGCGACATCATCGCTATCCTTGCCGCCATCGAGGGCGTGAGCGCGGAGAGCTACAAGGGCGCGCTGAACCTCGTCAAGCTGATGCGAGACGCAACGGAGCTTTTGACCGATGAAGCATTTGGCGCGCTTTTTCTCTCGGCGCAGAGCGGGAAATCCTCTGGCTCTGCGCAGGAGAATACCGAGGGCGAAAACAAGTAAAGCCGTTCCTGCGGTACTGCGTGGCGCGGCTCAATGAGAGAGCGAAAACCGAGGCGTACCGCATCTATGTGACCGACGCGCTGCGCATTGTGGCCGAAAACACGGCCAGATTTGCGAGCGGGAACTACATCAGGGCGCGATACGCGGACATGATTGAGCCGAAAAAGCAGGACAACAGGACGTGCGAGGAAATTACCGCCGATATTGTCGCGCGGTGCGGATTGGTGGTGAAACATGAATCTACTTGATTTATTTGTCAAAATCAGCGTAGACGATCAAGCAAGTTCCAATTTGGGCGGGATTGCGTCAAAAATTGGAAGCGGGCTGAAAACGGCGGCAAAAATCGGCACGGCGGCAGTTGCCGCCGCTGCCGGGGCCGTGTCACTCTTAACAAAACAATCTTTGGACGGTTACGCGGAATATGAACAGCTTGTCGGCGGCGTGGAAACGCTGTTTAAGCAGTCCGCCGATCAAGTGATAGAGTACGCAAATCGTGCCTATGAAACTGCCGGATTGTCTGCCAACGAGTACATGGATACCGTTACATCTTTTTCGGCGTCCTTGCTGCAAGGTCTTGGCGGAGACACGGAAAAGGCGGCAGAGGTCGCCAATCAGGCCGTCATTGACATGGCGGATAATGCCAACAAGATGGGCACAAGTATGGAAATGATCCAAAATGCCTATCAGGGTTTTGCCAAGCAAAACTATACGATGCTCGATAACCTCAAGCTCGGTTATGGCGGGACGGCAACAGAGATGGCACGTCTCATTAACGATTCCGGCGTTTTGGGAGATACCGTCGAGGTAACGGCCGAAACGGTCAACAGCGTATCGTTTGATAAGATGATTGAGGCGATCCATGTAATACAGGATCAAATGGGCATCACGGGCACAACCGCGGAAGAGGCGGCCAGCACCATCGAAGGCAGCGTTAACATGATGAAATCCGCTTGGTCAAACCTTGTGGCCGGAATTGCAGACGATAACGCGGACCTTGACAAGTTGATCGAAAACTTTACCTATTCGGTCAGCAAGGCCGCAGAAAACATTATCCCGCGCATTGAAAAGATTTTCACGGGATTTGGCGATCTTATTGTCAAGCTTGCACCTGTTATTTCGGAACAACTGCCGTCGCTTGTAAGCTCTGTTTTGCCGTCGCTTGTAGATGCTGCCACAGCATTAGTGCAAGGCGTGGTAGACGCAGCCCCCGGCATCGTTGCGGCGCTTGCTGATATGGCACCGCAAATCACCGGAGCTATTCTGTCAATTATACCCCAGCTATTAGACGTAGGCGTCCAAATGCTAATCGCCTTAGTACAAGGAATTGCATCGGCTATGCCGGAAATTGCGCCGCAGTTAGCAAATTGCGTGGCACAGATTGCGGAAGTGTTGACACAACCAGACACGCTTGTTGCTCTTGTTGAGGCAAGTACGCTGTTTATCGTCGCGCTTGTTGAGGGGCTTGTTGATAATTTGCCCACCCTTTTGGCGGAAGCACCCAAGATTGTCAAAAATCTTGCGTCTGCATTTATCCAATCTCTTAGCTATATCGGAGAAGCGGCAATCGAAATCGGCGTCGCTCTTGTCCAAGGCATTTGGGATGGCATTAAAAGGATGGGCGACTGGCTTAAAAGCATGGTCGAGGGCTTTTTTGACGGCATTGTAGACGGCGTCAAGGGCGCTCTGGGCATCCACTCTCCGTCCCGCGTGTTCGCGGGCATCGGCGAAAACATGGCGCTTGGCCTCGGCGAGGGCTGGGAGAGCGAATACGGCGCGATACGGCGCGGCATCACGGATGGACTGGACTTTGGTACCGCGACGGTTGATTTCGGATCCTCCGGTATAGCGTCCATCGGAAATTCCATCGCCTCCGGTGTCGGCGCGTTGGCCTCCGGCGGATCGGGAAGCATTATAATCAACCTGACGACCGAGCTGGACGGCGCGGTGCTTGCGCGGAAAATGGTGCCATACAACGCGGCAGAGGCATTGAGGAGCGGCACATGAGTAAAACGATCAAAATCAACGGTATTGATTTTACATCCTACTTTACGCCGGTCGGCTACAAGGTGGGCCACAAAAAAATCAAGGGGCCAAACGAGGGGTATATGCTCGACGGCAGCTTTAAGGAAGATGTGCTGGCGATCAAGGCGATTATTACCTGCACCTGTATGCCGCTGACGGAAACGCAGCTCAATGCACTGCTTGCGCAGCTATACAGCGGGGCGCTTTCCGTATATTTCTACGACCCGTGGACATACGAGTATCGCACGGCAAATATGTCGTGCGAGCCTCCTGTCGGGGTAGACCGCGGACATGGCCCCAATGCCACGGAATATTGGACAGGCGTTGTGCTCGTGTTGACGGAGATGTAAAAAATGAAGATCACCTATAAGAACTGGACATTTCAATCGGCGCAGACGGAAAGCGCAAGGCCAGCGCGGGAACAATCCTTGGATTGCAAAAGCGTTTCCGCCGACACATTAACTGCCGTGGTGCGCTGTGATGATCCTGCAATTATGGCTTTTGCCAAAAACGACGCGATTCGCGTTTGGGAAAGTGATTCCGACGCATCCATGCAGACCTATTATCTCCGGTCAATTACACGCACCGGCGCAACCTCGTATCGGCTCATTGCGTGGTCTGCGGTTGGACTTTTGGCAACAATATCGCATAAGGGCGGCATCTACACCGGCGAGACTGTGCCGAAGGTCGTCAAGGACATCTGCGGGACGGTCCCTGTCGTAATCAAAAGCATTTTCAACAATACAAAGCTCTATGGTTGGCTCCCATATTGTCAGCCGCAGAGAAACGGAAGCGGAAAAAGCGCACGCGATAATCTCGCGCAGGTACTCTTTGCCATAGGGGCCTATCTGACGACCGATCTCAATGGCGTTTTGCACATTGATTCTTTATGGGATGGGACGTCCTCTGTCATTGAGAGCGGCAGGATGTATTTGCAGGGTGGAAAGGTCAGTTACAGCGACCCTATCTCCGCTGTGACGGTGACGGAGCATCAGTATGTTGCGGGAGTGGAGGAAAAGGAGCTATTTTCCGGTACGGCGCAAAAGGACGACATCATCACCTTCTCCGAGCCGATGCACTCGCTCTCGGCGAACGGATTTTCCATTCTCGAGAGCGGGGCGAACTACGCGAAAATCTCTGCCGGAACGGGAACGCTCAAGGGCAAGGCATATATCCACAACACACGCCTTGTGACAAGGACGGTCACAAAAGACGCGCCGGAAAATGTGGAGTCCTTCTCGGACGCCACGCTCGTCTCCCTTGTCAATTCTTCCGCTGTCGCCAAAAGGCTGGCAGACTATTATAAGTGCCGAGAGACCATCACCAACGGCATTGTAAGCGGGCAGGAGAAGCCCGGGCACGTGGTCAGCGTCTATCACCCCTACGATAAAAAAATGGTCTCTGCGTGCATCGTGAGCCTTGACACGACCATGAGCGGCACACTCAAGAGCGAAATGGCGGCGCTCGTCGGCTTTCTTCCCCCGCAGCCGGAATCGTCGGAGTATTTTGACGAGCGCGTCATCCTCACAGGCTCGGGCGAGTGGACGGTGCCGGATGGCGTGACGAGCTACACCCGCGTCCTCGTCGGCGGCGGGCAGGGCGGCAAGTGCGGAAAAGCGGGCGCACTCCCCACATCAAAGGTTTCTACACAAACCGAAACGAGAGAAGGCGGGAGCCATACATGGACGGTCAACTATAAGGGCTTTCTGGCAAAAGACCTGCCTCCCGCAGCAGGCGGCGAGGCCGGCACGCCCGGCGAGGGCGGCAAGGTACTCGTGGAAACCGTGCAGAACGCCGTACCTGGATCAAAGTTCTCCTATTCTTGCGGCGTGGGCGGCGCGGGTGCTCCGTATGCCGAAAACAGCGATAAAGAGGGGAGCCTTGGCGGAGCGACCACAATGGGCGGATCGTCGAGCGACAGCGGCTCAAGTAACCCGAGCGGTTACACCGACCCCATGACCGGAGAGGTCTACGCGGTGTCTGGCATTGCAGGTGTCCCCGGCGGAAACGGCGTAGGCTACGATGCCGACGGGAATCTGATCTACCCGCCCGACATTGTCGTAAATGGACAGTCGTACACGCATGGCGGGCAGGGCACGGCGGTGGATTTTGAAACAGGCAATTCTGCCGTATCCGGAAGCTTTGACGCAACCTCCTCCGGCGGTCTCGGCGGCGGTCCGGCTTATAAAGCAAACGGGCATAACGGTGGAAATGGCATTACGCCTACAATGACAAGTCAGTACAACAACAAAAAACTGACCATGCAGGGCGGCGCACAGGGAACCGGCGCGACCGCGCAGCCGCCGGAAAAGCCATCGGTCTATGGAAACGGCGGCGGGGCCGGAAACGGCGGCGGAGGCAACGGGCAAACCGGGTGGCCGTGTAAGGCGAGCTGCGCCATGCGAGACGATGCATCTTATCAAATGGGCGATCTGGAAGTCTATGCAGGTGCGGCAACGGGCCGCGGTCTGGGTTCAGACGGAGGACAAGGCGGCGACGGCTGCATCATCATCTACTACCGCAAGAAAAAAGAGCTGCAGTCCGGCCCGCTCGTGACCAGCAACAACCTTGGCCTGCTCGATTCCCTCGGGCGGAGAATGATCGTTTAAGGAGGTTTTTATGCCGAACGATTATTACACCATGCTCTACACCGGCGAGAAGACCGACGAGCTATTGCAGCGCGTGGACGAGGGCGAGATTATTATCCCCTCCTCGACGGCGGGCAGCACGAAAAAATTCAAGCTGACGGTGGACGACACCGGCGCCGTCAGCGCAACGGAGGTGACGACGTAATGGTACAGGGCGACGCTTACTCCATCGACGTGGAGATCACCAACGAGGGCCAGGCGCTCAGCCCCCCGGCCGTCTCTCTGGTCGAGATCGCGCTGCTGAACCTCGTCAAGACCTATCCGGGCGATGTCACGTTTTCCGACGGAAAGTTTCACTTTCCCCTCACGCAGACGGAGACCTTCGGTCTGCCGACCGTCTGCCCCATGCAGGTGCGTGTGAAGTTTCCGAGCGGCGACGTGATCGGCTCGGAAATGCAGCGCCTTGACGTCAAGCGTGCGCTAAGTAGGAAGGTGATCTGATGGTCACGTTCGAGTTAACGCAGAAAACGGCGCTCTCGGTAGCGTTTGATGTCACCATCCGCGGGGGCGGCGGCGAGCCGTATGACGGCCCATATACCGTGACGCCCGACTTTGAGACGCAGGAGCTTGCCACAAAGGACAAGCTTCTGAAAGACAATGTGACCGTTGATCCCATTGCGGTCGCCCGTGTGGAAAACCCCTCGGGCGGAAAAACAATTTTTATCGGAGGTATTTTTAATGGCTGAAAAGTACAACAGCAAAATCGTACTCTCGAGCGGCGAAGTCCTCATGGACCTCACTCAGGACACCGTGGTCGCGGACAAGCTCCTCAAGGGCTTTACCGCGCACGGCAAGGACGGTGCGCCCATCACCGGCTCCTGCGAGTTTGACGCGGACACCGGCGACGCCACTGCGGGCGCGGCGGAAATTCTGGCCGGCAAGACGGCCTATGTCACCGGCAGCAAGGTCACCGGTACCATGCCGAACAACGGGGCCAAGACGCTCAGCATCACGGAAAAGGGTAAGCCGGTCACCATCCCCCAGGGCTACCACGACGGCAGCGGCAAGGCGCAGATCGACGCAGCCGAAGAGGCGAAGCTGATCCCCTCCAACATCCGCGAGGGCATTACCGTCCTCGGCGTGACTGGCACGATGTCCGGCAGCGAGGGCATGAAGCCGCAGGCCAAGAACGTCACACCTACGTTTGCCTCGCAGGAGGTCCTGCCCGACGAGGGATTCAACTGCCTCTCCTCCGTCACGGTCGCGGCGATCCCCATCGCCTATGCCGACAACCCGCAGGGAGGCAAGACGGTCACCATCGGCTGAGGAGGTGCGGCATGGCCAACAACAAAGTCCAGCTCAGCGACGGAACAGTCCTGCTTGATCTGACCGGCGACACCGTAACGCCGGAGACGCTCATGGCCGGTGTCACCGCACACAGTGCCGCTGGCGAGCAGATCGTCGGCGCGGTTGCGCCTGTCCGATACGATGTTGCTCAGGACCTGACTTCCGAACAGAAAAAGCAGGCGCGGGACAACATCGGGGCATCTGCAACTGTGACCATGCGCAAGGTGACGCTGACGGTGGCAGGTTGGGATTCCAGCACCAAGAAGCAGACGGTGACGGTTTCCGGCGTTCTCGCCGACACGACGAAGCAGTGCATTTATCCCGCGCCCGTCGACACGTCGTATGACAGCGCGTGGAACAGCTGCGGCGTGCTGTGCGTGGCGCAGGCGGCAGGCAAACTGACGTTTCAGTGCGAGACCATGCCAACGGCAAGCATTGACGTTTATGTGACGGTTATGCCGGTGGCGTTTTCGTGAGGTGAACGGCGATGATTTATAATTTGCCGAGGAAGAAAGCGAAGTTTGAGGAAACGTGGGTTATCAAACAATACCCAGAACTTGCGTACGGCTCAATAACAATGGAGATTCCTTTCGAATCTAATTCTACGAATTTTCAAAAAATTGAAGTGCGTGGAAACTTTTTTCCTGGTTCCGGTATACATTATGACGCAATTAATGTTTGGAACACCGACCGTTGGGTTAACGAGGCATATCGCACCATCACATTTTTTGAGCCGCCGACCGGTGACCTGCTCACATGGTTACAGGCAAACGCTGTGAAACAGTAAGGAGTGCAATATGTACAACTTTAGCATGCTAAAATCCGGGGGGACAGCTCCTAACGTTGCTTCGTCGCATTTCACAAAAGGCGGTGCGGCATAATCTTCAATCCAAATGTCATGCCCTCTGCGGGCGCAGCTCGAGGACGCAGAACACGCCGCGAAAATTCTTTTGATGGAGGAGAAGTGACATGAAGAAAACCTACGCCGAACGCGCACGCGAACATGTGGCGGAGACGCGGAACGCGCTGCAAACCTTTTTGATGAGCTGAATCATGGTCAGCAGAAGAAAATCCAGCATCAAGGAGATCACCGGCAAAAATACGCCGATGACAAATAAATTTTGAACAAAGAAAAGGAGACCAAAACTATGGCTACTTACAAGAGAATCGCATCCGACGGCAAGCCCATCAAGGTCACCGATACCCCCGCGGGCCTGAGCGAAAGCTCGGGTGTCAAGAACAGCATCGTGCAGCCCGTCATGGCGCGCGACCTTTCCCGCGCCGGCACGGAAGTATATGTCGCCCCCTGCTACAAGCTCACCTACGACGAGGACGGCTACTGCGTCAAGATGACGACCTGCGCCATCCCCGAAGACATCGCGGAGAAGCTCGCGGAGCTGAACAAGTAAAAAAAGCCGCCCCGGAGGGCGGCAAATTGACAAAGCGCGGCAGACTGTGCTATAATTCGCCTGCCGGTAAGAACGGCAAGGTTGTCCACTTCCTGCAAAGGAGGTGCGCGATGGTTACATACGCTGATATGTTCACATATTCGCTTGTGCTCATCGGTCTTGCGTCTCTGATCTTCACGGTCACAAGACATAAGAAATAACCGCCCACCATAGCGGTAAGCGGCGTTTCCTTCGAGCTATAAACTCACTGAGGGACGACCGCCACCAGCAATGGCAGCCGTTCTTACTGGCCTAAATATAGCACACCTAAAGCCGCTTTGTCAAGCAAGACAAGGCGGCTTTTTTCGCGCCGCCGGAAAGAGAGACAACGCCTATGGAAAGTTTATCGAAATTAGCGGCGCTGTGCTCGGAGCTGACGGTCATCCTCGCGGCGGTCGCCATGCTCGTCAAGCCGCTGCGTAATAAAATGCTGGGGCTGGACAAGCTGACCGATGCGCTCAAGTGCCAGCTCCGGCACGACATGCTGCACACCTACTACCGCCACAGAGAGGACCGCACCATCCGGCAGTACGAGCTGGAAGATTTTCTCTACCTCTACCGGGGCTACAAGGCCCTCGGTGGAAACAGTTTCATTGACCGCATCAAAAGCGAGATTGACGAATGGGAGGTAATGTCATGAAGGACGTCAAGGGCGCTACCTCGGAAGAGATTCGCATGATCCGCGCCATCCAGCGCTCCGTCGGGGCGCTGGACAACGGCTGGATCGGCAACCAGACCTTGAGCGACATCGCCGCCAAGCTCGGCGCGGACTGCTTCCCGCTTAACGTCGAGCTGTACGGCCAGCCCTGCCTTATCGCGCGGGACATTGAGCCCGTCAACATGAGCGGGCCGCTGCCGAAAAACGTGATCTCGGGGAGCTTTAGCTGGCAGGGCCAGCCCTGCTCCATTCTGGTGCGCAGCGGCAAGGTCGTGCGCGACTGGAGCTGTCACTATCCCCGCCCTGAGAGCGTGCTCTATAAGACGCGGGACGGCGCGGTGCGCATTGCCCGCGTGTCCTCGGCGGCGGCGCTGGGAGATGTCGTGTGGGCGGTCGGGGGCATGGGCCTGCTCGGCGGCTACGATCCGGAGCTGGACGGCTTTACCGGCGTCTACTCCGATGTGCTGCGCAAGACCAACCACACCGTCCTCGGCTGCAAGGGCGGGATGCTCTACGGCGTGTACTGCAAGGCTATGACCGCGCAGCAGGTCAACGCCTTCGTGCGGGACAAGCTCAAGCTGGAATACGCCGTCATGCTCGACGGCGGGCATGTTGCCGCCATCAACGGCGCGTGCAACAAAATCAACACACAGACGCGGCAGTTCTATGCCGTTCGTTTTCTGTAAAGGAGGCAAAATATGAAAAAAGCAATGTTATCTCAGCCGATGGCTGGTAAGACCCAAGAGGAAATCGTTGCCACCCGTGAAAAGGCTATCGCCGCTCTGAAAGAGCAGGGATACGAAATCGTGAACACTCTGTTCACCGATGAATGGTACAGCCACAAAAGCATGGATGAGCGTGGCGTTGTTCAAATTCCGCTGTGCTTCTTGGCAAAATCTCTGGAAAACATGAGCCTGTGTCACGTCGCATATTTCTGTCACGGATGGGAGAAAGCCCGCGGTTGCCGTATCGAGCACGAAGTTGCTTGCGCCTACGGGCTGGATGTGATTTACGAAGACGGATATAACGTCTTAAATAAGCAAAAGTAATAAAGTTTTATCTTAACAAGGAGGCGCAATATGCAAAATCGACTTGCCAATCTTCTCACGGTCAAGAGCATCGTGACCATCGCGCTCACGGCGGTTTTCTCGGTGCTTGCCCTGCGCGGCACCATCAGCGGGACGGAGTTTCTGACCATCTTCACCGTGATCATCGGCTTTTACTTCGGCACCCAGACCGAGAAGCGCAAAAATGAAGAGGTTTCTTGAGACCTTAACCGCGTGGGAGGGCGCTGTGCGCGGCGATGCGGTACATAAGCAGATCGTAGACGCCTACAACAGATACCTCCCGCACCCGCGCGGCTACAAACTGACCTACACCGACGACTACTGCGCGGCGATGGTGTCTGCGGCGGCGATCCTCTGCGGCCTGACGGAGGTCATTCCCATCGAGTGCAGCTGCGGCGAGCAAATGCGCTGGTATCAATCGCGCGGTCAATGGATCGAGGACGACGCGCACGTCCCCCAAATCGGCGAGCAGGTTTTCTACCATTGGGCTGACGGTGCGGGCTACGCCGCGACGGACTGCACGGGCGCGCCGAACCACACGGGCATCGTGACCGCCTGCGACGGGCAAAAAATCACGGTGTTCGAGGGCAACAAGGGAAGCCGCCACGAGTGTGCCTACCGCATTATCCCCGTGAACGGGCGGTATATTCGTGGCTTCGGCGTGCCGAAATACCCCGCGGACAAGAGCGTGCTTGTGCGTGGGGATAAGGGCGAGGCGGTCGGCAAGCTTCAAGAGCTTCTTAACGCCTGCGGCTACGAGCTGGACGTGGATAACTCGTTCGGCCCCGCGACGCAAGGGGCGTGGGGGGAATATGTTTACGCATATCTCGAAAAAATTCTAAAATAACGAAAGGAAAACGGGCGGGAGGCATGCCTCCCCTCGCGTGAGCGCTCTGCAAGCCCCGGCGCACAGCATGGACAAGCAGCACCGAGCGATCCGCGCACAGTTATCCTCTATGGCCCCGCGTCGGGCCGTTGAATATATCTTATCCTTCGAATTGCCACAGGACGAGGCAGCGTGCATCATCGAGTGTGATGTGCGGCGGAAGTCTTACGCGCAAGTATGCGACACATTACACTTATCCCCGGAGGCGGTCAACCGTTGCCGCAGACGGGCATACCAAAAAATCGCAGATGGACAAAGAGAGCACCGAGTTTAATCGGTGCTCTTTTTTTCTTTATTGGAGTTTTGCATCATACAACAGGCCTATTGTACAAGCCAACAGCCTGTGCGAGCAACAAACGCAGATAGTCAGGGCAGTGCCTTGCCCCGGACTCCCAATCCTCGATAGATCGGCGAGGGATGCAAAAGCGAGTTGCAAATTTCGCTTGCGACAGACCCGTATACTGGCGGATGTCGCAGATCGTTAGGTGAGCAATATCCCAAACATCACCGATCTCGGTAATACGCTCATTTGGGATATCCTGGGTATCATCTTCCCAAATGGAGCTAAGCGACCAGTCGGAAACAAAGGATTCTCGGGACGCGCCCTCATTTGAGAGCGCGTCTGAAAAGATGCTGTAAAACTGCTTGTCGGTCATGGTAAACTCCTCCTTTAATTCAGCTCCTCGACAAAAACGAACATGTCTTCGTCGCGGACGAGATCGCCGTTTTCGTCGTACTTGCCGCAAGCGCCGTCTTCGTTCGCTTTGTTCGCGGTCTCGATGCAGTAATCCACATCCTCAACTGTGTATGTATCGGTCTCTTCGTTGTACGGGAGGGAACCCGCGGTGAAGTAATCGGCGCTCCAATCGGGGTCATAGCCAGAACCGTTCCAGCGCTGGATTTTGATCTCTACGGTCTTCTTTCCATCGGTAAGCTTCATTTTTATATCCTCCTGGGCTGTTGCCCTTTTTTGTTTGCATGATTATAATACCACGCAATGCGTGGTATGTCAAGAGGTTTTTAAAATATTTTTTGACCAAATAATGATTAAACGATGACCATTTGCAGGGCGCGATCCACGGTATGATTGAGGCAACAAAAAGGAGGTGCGCTGTATGTACGAACGGCTTTTGGCATTGGGATTTACCGAGCAGATGGCGAGGGATATTTTGGTGCTGTTCCCCGAGCCGGACGAGCTGCGCACCTATGTTTATTTTGCGGAGCTGCTCCATGTATAGCTATTATAATCCGTCGCCTTATGGCAAGAACGTGGGCGACTGCACCGTTCGGGCGATCTCCAAAGCGACCGGAAAAGACTGGGGCGAAACGTATCTCGCGCTCGCCATACAAGGCTACTTAGACGGTGATATGCCTTCGGCCAACGCGACATGGGGCACGTATCTGCACTCTCTCGGTTATCGGCGCTACATCGTGCCGGACACCTGTCCTCTGTGCTATACCGTCGGGCAGTTTGCGGACGAGCATCCGGCAGGTACATACATTTTAGCCCTGTCCGGCCATGTGGTGTGCGTGCAGGACGGGACGATCTTTGACTCGTGGGACAGCAGCAATGAGACTGTGATCTATTTTTGGGTAAAGGAGACTGAATGACATGGCTTTTAATCCGTACTATCAAAACCCGTATTATCCACAGCCGATGCCGGACAACCTCATGCAGATGCGGCAGCAGCAGATGATGCAGCCCGCTCCGCCTCCCGTGCCGCAGAATCCTGTCGCGACCGGCGGCGTGCAATGGGTGAGCAGCGAGCAGGAGGCGAGAGGCTACCTGATCGCGCCCAACTCTGCCGTGGCGCTATGGGATTCCACCGCCCCAACCGTTTACCTCAAGCAGTCCGACGCAAGCGGAAAACCGACGCTCAAGATTTACGACCTTGTGGAGCGAGCAGAAACGGCTCCTAACGCGCCGCAAAAGCCGGGCGTGGAATTTGTCACCCGCAAGGAGTTTGACGCGCTGGCGGCGCTTGTGGGCGAATTAAAGGGCAAGAAGAAGCGCAAGGAGGACGAGGACGATGACTAATCCGTTTTTCGGTGCGCTTGGCGGAGGGAACGGCTTCATGCAGATGATGCAGCAGTTCCAGCAATTCAAGGCAAATTTTCATGGTGACCCCAAAGCCGAAGTCGAAAAGCTTTTGCAGAGCGGTAGGCTGAACCAGCAGCAGCTCAACCAGCTACAACAGATGGCAAAGCAGTTCAAGCAGCTTTTGGGGTAGTCAATTGCTATAAGCCTGTTTTTTTGTGCGTTTTCCGACTGGTTACCGGCTCGGGGCCTATGCTGTTGTACTTTTCGTACCTCCACATATAGCCATGACAAGTTCTATTCCTGCCTTTTACATTATTTAGGATTTGGCAAGGCTTACAACCAATTTCGCGTGCAGCGTCCGAAACGCAATCCCATGCCTTAACGAGAGTTCCATCCAAGGAATATTGATATATTGGTTTTGCAGCATAATGGGATTTCCCAAGTCTACCCTTGTTAATTGGCTGCTTCCCGAGAACATCAAAACTGTGCTTAATGTTTTCCGACGCAGTAACCCATTCAAGATTTTCTGCACAATTGTTGCGCTTGTTTCCATCTTTGTGGTTTACTTGCGGTTTTCGTTGCGGGTTATCTACAAACGCTTGTGCGACAAGAATATGTATAGACTTATTTTTCTTTTCTGCGTTTTTGCAGAGCATAACGGTGTCATATCCTGATCGATGGCGCTTCTTTGCTAAAATCTTTTCTTTTCCGGTATGGTTGTAGTTTAGACTTTTTACTTCTCCAAAATCGCTTATTTCATAAATCCCCTCATATCCATATATAGGTAGCCACATACAAACGCCCCTCCTTCACATGGTGGATCTGTTTATTTCAATTGTATCACAACTATTTGCAAAATACAATATCTGCGCAGATTTGTATAATAAAATAATTTTCAGAAAGGAGAGATTTATATGTCTCTTTCCGATGGTACTCCCATGATGACGATGCCTGTCGCTCCCGCAAACGGCGGCAATAGCGGCGGCTTCGGCTGGGGAGGTGACGGCGCATGGCTCATTATTCTCTTCCTCATTTTTGCTGTCTTTGGCTGGGGCGGCAACGGCTGGGGAAACAACGCCGGCAATTCCGGCGGCGTGGTCGACGGCTATGTGCTGACCTCTGATTTTGCCAATGTCGAGCGCAAGATCGAGAGTGTAAATCAGGGTCTTTGTGACGGGTTTTACCAGCAGGCGCAGCTTGTCAACGGCACCAACATGGCGATGGCGAACGGCTTTGCACAGGCCGAGCTTTCCCGCAGCAACCAGCAGGCGGCGCTGATGCAGCAGCTCAACGCCATGCAGATGCAGGCCGCAAATTGCTGCTGCGAGAATCGCGCGGCTATCGCGCAGGTGCGCTATGACATGGCAACGCAGGCGTGCGACACGCGCAACACCGTGCAGAACGCGACCCGCGACATCATCGACGCGATGAACAGCGGGTTCCGCGGCATCGACCAGCGTCTAACCGCGCAGGAGATCGCTGCGAAGGACGCGAAGATTGCTGAACAGAATCAGCGTCTTTTTGCTGCTGACCTCGCGGCCTCTCAGGCTGCTCAGACGCTTGATATGCGCAACTATGTTAGCGCACAGTTCGCGTATTACAACCCGCGCCCCGTTCCTTCTTTTGAGGTTCCTGCACCCTATCAGTACGGGGGTTGCGGCTGCGGCTGCAATCAGGGCTGCGGCTGCTGACAACTGCATAGCATAGCTTTTTGTTGACGATTTTGTTGACGTCAACAAAATGGTCGGCCCCGTGCCGATACTGACAACAACGCGGCGGGGCAATCGCTCCGCCGCTGTATTTTTAGAAAGGACTGAACTCATGAAAACAATTGACGAGCTGAAACAAGAATTTGTAGACCATCTTGCTGCTATGGATAAGTCCAAAATGAGCATGTACGAACTCACAAACTATGCCGATCTGCTGCATAAGGCGGACGCTCTTTTCAAGCCAAGCTATACAGATGTACTTGCATCCGGCTTCATTCCCCCTTTTGCGGCAACTACTTGGAAAAAGGAGGAGAAGAAAAATGGCTGAATATAGTAATTCCGCTATTGTTTCTGTTGCTGCTGGGCAAAACGTCCCGCTGACGGAAACTGCGGTCAACAGCAAGCCTTGCATCGTGCATCGCCAGGGCGCTGGCATTGTTACGCTGCGCGGCCTCACCAATCAAAACCGCGCCCTGTTTAGGGTCTCCTTTGGCGGAAACATCGCTATTCCCACCGGAGGCACGGTTGAGGCCATCACGGCGGCGCTTGCCATCAACGGAGAGCCGCTGACCAGCGCAACGGCGACTGTCACGCCTGCGGCGGTAGAGAACTACTTTAACATTTATGTTTCCGCACAGGTCTGCGTCCCGAAAGGCTGCTGCCTGACGGTCGCAATGGAAAACACCAGCACTCAGGCCGTCAACTTCGCGAACTCGAATCTGACGGTTGAGAGAATCGCGTGAAAGGAGAATGAACATGAGCAAGAAAGCAATGTATGATCTGCGCGATATGCTCTGCAAAGAGCTGGACGAGATCAGCCGCAAGGGCGAGCTGGGCGCTGGCGACCTCGACATCGTGCATAAGCTGGCGAGCACCATTAAGAACCTCGACAAGATCGAGATGATGGAGGACGACGGTTATTCCCGCGACGGTGATTATTCTCGTGGCGGCGACTGGCAGGCCGATATGCGCGGCACTTACGGCAGGGGCAGCTCCTATGCTCGCCGCGGCACGCATTACGTCCGCGGGCACTACAGCCGCGCCGACAGCATGGAGCACCTGCGCGAGCAGATCAATGACATGATGCGCGAGACGGACGACGACCGCGTAAAGGAAGCGCTGCGGCGTGCCGCAAGCCTGATGGAGGAATAAAGGGGGTGCGTCCCCTTGATCGACGAAAACGAGGTCAATCTGTGGATATCGCGGCTTGAGACGGAAGAATCGAGCTGGCCCAATTATCAAAAGCTGGCGGCGCTGTACATCATCCAAAATCAAAACGCGCCCAAAGAACCCAAAGAACCGGAAAGACCGATGTTGTATTCGGCAGCTTCGGCGCCGGTCAAGACCTATGCGTCTGAAACGGTAGGCAGCTACGGCGACAGCGATTTTTTGCAGGCCGTCTCCGACATGGCTCCGGCAAGAGCGTGGGAGGTCATGGACGAGCTGATGGACAGCCTTAAAATCGTCAACGAGCGCGTGTACAACAGCGTCATGCGGAAGCTCGAAAAATGAGAACACCCCCGTCGTAAGGCGGGGGGTTCTTTTGGGCATAATTTACCTTTTGGAAAACCAAGGGCAAATATGCCTAACGTGGCGTTACAAAAAACGCGCCGTCGTCATCTGCGTCAATTCTCCGGATAAAGCGCGTCCAGAATTCTTTTTTCTCTTCCCGGGAGTAAGTGTCATATTCAGCAAGTCCATTTCGGAGCGCATCAAGGTTTGTCTTCGGCTTTTCCTCTACCGCTTCAAGTGCTTTTTTCAAGCTCGCATACTCCCGCTTGTATTCGTCCAACTCGATCAAATCATTCAGATAAAGCGTTTTCAGCTTGCTCATTTTCTTGCGTATCGCGTCCGCGCTTTGCGTGGGCTTTTTTTCTGCCTTTTTGTAATAGCGATTGTTTCGCTCGGCAATCCCCTCAAGCTCATGCAATAAGTAATTTTCCAACGCGTCTTCGCGGATCCTCTTTTTGTGCCGGCACGCGGAGTTGTCAAGCATTCGCGTCCTGCAACGGTAGTAGGTATAGATTTGCTTTGCCGTTTCCGACTGCATCGTTTTCCCACACTCTTTGCAATGCAGCAAGCCGGAGAACAGATAAACGCGATCTGTCTCAACTCCCGCGCAGCGCTGCGACCGCTGGCGGAGAATATCATTTACAATGTCAAAATCCTGCTTGCTTATCAGGGCAGGGCAAGCGTTCTCGATGCCATACACCTCGCCGATATAAAGCCGGTTCCGGAAATAGTTTATATACTTGGTATACGCCCTGTCAATCTTCCACGTCTCGAGCATATACCGTTTTACGCCCAGCACGCTTTGCAGTCTGATATACGCCGCAAACATATCTCGTGCGGCATCTACCGTGCCGTTATCAATCTGGTATTGCCTGTCCTTGACGATATACCCTAAAGGGGCTTTCGATCCTGCGGGTTGGCCCTTTGCCCGTTTTCCGTCGTTGATAAATTTGATCCGCTCGCTTGTGCGGTCGGCCTCGTCCTGCGCGACGGAAAGCATGATATTAACCTTCAATCGCCCGGACGCGGTGCGCGTCTCGTAGTCCTCTTCCGTCGCCTGCCATGTCACGCCGTATTTGTCCAGCTGCGTCTGCACGTCGTAGTATCCCGCGACGTTCCGGAACCAGCGATCGAGCTTGATGAACAAAATCGTGTCTACCTTCCCCGCTTTGCAATCGTCCAGCAGCCGCAGGAGCGCGGGGCGCTTTTTGTACGGTTTTCGAGCGGATATGCCCGCGTCCTCGTATATGCCCACCACGGTCATTTTATTCGCTTTGGCATACCTTGTCAGCGTGTCTCGCTGCTCTTGCAGGGACAGCCCATGCCGCGCCTGCTCCTCGCTCGAGACGCGGATATACAATGCCGCTCTCATCAAATCCCCCTCCAAAATCCGTAATCTATGCAATGGAAATCGATGTACACGCACCACACAGCAAGCATAGCAATGATGACAAACATTATAGCAATTACGCCGTTTCGGATACGCACTCCACGCCGCATGATCTCAATGGTATCGGCCTTTGCGTCCACATGGCGTTCCAGCTCATCATTCCGCGCTTGCAAAGTTTCCTCGGTCGGTGTCAAGTGTTCGGAAATTCCGAACGCTTCATCAAGCGATATTCCAAGCGCTTTGCAGATCGGCGCGACGGTGTAGATCGACGGAGATTTAGAAAACTTGGAAAAGAAGTTCTGCACGGTGGACAGCGGAACGCCGGAATCGTCTGAAATGTCTTGATAGGTCAGCCTCAATTCTTCTTTACGGATTCTACACACTTCTTGAATATTCATTTATGTCACCTTAATTTTTTCCGATTTTCGCGCCGCAAAGTCGCAAGATAAGGGCTTGTCGAACCATGTCGAGCGCTGCCTTATTGCAAGGCTTCGGCATTGAATTACCAAGCCAAAGTGGGCTACGGTAAAGACAAGCAGCGGCGGTCGTTCCCCGCCGGCTGCAAAAAGGCCCCGCCGTTTGTTGCAGAGGGCGGCGGGGCCTTTAGTTACTTAATAGTCCAGGAATAACCGCAGTTTTGGCAGAGGCAAACCTTTTCGTTTTTAACGACAGTCTTTTCGTTCCCCTTGCTCTTTTTCCAAACAAGATTAGACATGCCGAGAGTGCAAAACGCAGTCAAGCCGCGGGCGGCATTGTTCAGATGCCCGCCAATTCCGTTTCCGTGTTTTTTCGTGTAGGTCGTAGCCTGCTGGATTTCAATCGTTACATTTTCGCTCCCGCAATTTGGACACATCATGATAAACTTTCTCCCCTCTGTTATTATATTTTCGACTGCACAAAGTGCAATAATCGACATATAGTAAAATAAAAAGTGATCCTGCGACTGCGCGCCGCTCCACAATATTTCTTAATTGTTGCACAGTGTCGTGCAGCAAACGCCTGTTGTGGGAATAGGTATGAATACCGAAAAGGAGGTCGAAGCATGGACGCACAGGTGCAAGCGGCGGCGGCGCTTTATCTGCTCCTAACGCCGAAGCAGAAAGACGAAATGCTCGCGCTGATTGAGCGCATCCTCGCGGAGGAGGAGCAAAAAATAGCCTTAGAGCCAAACGGAGGGACGCAAGATGTTGTGTAATTACGCGAAATGTGATACAATGATCAGAGAAAAGCTGAAAGAAAAAATTCTCACGATGAGCGATGCGCAGCAAAACGCATTGTTACTTGCTGCGCGCGAGATCAGGAAAAAATCGAAAGAACAAAGGAGAGAACTTTATGAAAATGCTCAACAAACAAGGTAAGCAAAGCGCTTGTGACACTGGAGAATCCGGCAACGACAAAGTCGTGCTTTCTCTGCTTTTGGCGATCAATGACCGCCTGTCTCTCCTTCCGGTCATTCTCGGCCTGTTGGTAGGCAACATATTGGCGAAGCTCATCGATGCGCTTTTCTTCTAATTTTTTGAGCTGTCCGGCTGCGGATTCTTCCTCGCTGATATGGCAGGTCTCAAACCCGTCCTTCAACCAATCATTCATCGCTTACTCATCAAAAATTGCGCATAGCGCAACAGCTCGTTCAGCTCGGCGTTGGTCGCCGTGTCGATAAAATCAAACAGCTCTTGAACGGTAGGACTTACGCCCTCGATCTTCGGATCGGGGGCTTTTTTTGCGCCTTTTTCTGGCAGGACGGGAAGCTCGTCACCGTCCAGCTCGGCAAGGGTGATGCCGAAATGGTCGGCGATCTTCTGGCGGGTTTTTGGGTGCGGAACAACACCGTTATCAAGCCAGTTAATAAGAGACGATTGACTGCAACCGAAAAGTTTTGCAAGTCGGTAGTTAGTTAGATTCTCTTTTTCTTTTATATACTTCAAGTTTTGTGCAAAGCTCATAAAAATATCCCTTCAACTTCGTCACAATAATACTTCAACCTATATTGACTTATGCTTCAACTTAAAGTATAATCTTTTTCGTGGATAGGCAATAAGAGACCTGACCACCCCGACAAATTGGGCTGGCGCGAAAAATATAGTTGTCGCAAACTTAGAGTAGCACCAATACTCCAATTTGTCAATAGAATACTCTAATTTTGGAGGTGAAAAAATTGACCGAGACTGAAAAGCGCCTTGAGGACACGTTGCTCAATGCTATTGAGAAGTGGGCTGAACACGGCTGCGCGACCGCCGAAGGGATGCAGGCCCTTGCAGCAGCCGCGCAGGTGGTGGTGAATCTGGAACGTGGTTAGTTTTCCGACTTGGATAAAGCTAAGACGCGCTTATAGATTTCTTCGAAGAAATCAGCGACTTGCACTCCGTTTTCTTTGTTGGGGTGAATGGTAGAGTTTGACATTTTGGCGACAACGATTTCTTTTGCGATGTCAAGCGCGTAACGCTTAATAGGATCCATGAGATCACCTCCTTTCTGTACTCCATTTTAACACAGAGCGGAGGAGGTGCACAACAGCAATGAAAGGAGAGGCTAAATTGAGTTTTCCTGAAAACCTTGCTCGGCTGCAAGCCGAGCGCGGCGAGACGAATTACCGTCTTGCAAAAGAAATCGACGTATCGCAGACGTCGATCAAAAACTGGAAAGAGAGCGTGTGCCGCCCTCACCCGCGCCAAGTCAAGAAGCTGGCAAAGCACTACGGCGTGACCGTGGATGCGCTTCTAAAATCCAGCGACGGGCAGTAAAAAATGCCCCGCTCGGTGTACCAGACCGAACAGGGCGAAGGAACAAATCTCAGCACAGATATTGTGTCCTGTGTTCATTGTAACACAGGGGAAAGGAAAAGGCAATGAGAAAAAAGCCAGAGTACAAGATCATTTGGGTCACGCCCCCTGACCCTGTAAAGCTGGGGACGATCATGGGCGAGATTTACGCACGCGGTCGCGGCCTTGAGTTTGTCGGCCTTGTGCCGAGCAAGAAGAAGGGAGAAAAGGAATGAACACCTTTTTGATTTTTGTCGGCGTCACGACCATCTCTTATCAGCTCGTGCGTCTGATTGTTTGGCTGGATACGCCGAGGGCAAAGCGATGAGAGTGTTGGTAGCCTGTGAGGAAAGCCAAGAGGTCTGCAAGGCGTTCCGTGCTTTGGGACATGAGGCGTATTCCTGCGACATTCAAGCGCCGTCCGGCGGGCATCCCGAATGGCATATTTTAGGCGATGCTTTAAAGGCTATTGAGGGAGGTTTTGTCACGACAATGGACGGGCAGACGCATGATGTCGGCAAGTGGGACTTGCTGATCGCGCATCCGCCATGCACCTATCTCAGCAATGTTGCCAGAATCCATTTTTCACTGAAGTATCGTTCACCAGGGTACGTTGTTGAGCGTTGGAAGAACAGGGGACTATCGGCAGTGTTTTTTATGAAATTTCTGTTGGCAAATGCTGAAAGGATTGCCGTGGAGAATCCGGTAGGTTTTATGAATACGGCGTTCCGAAGCGCAGACCAGACGATTCACCCGTATATGTTTGCAGAGAGCGAAAACGATGTAGAAAACTATGTAACAAAGGCAACATGCTTATGGTTGGTGAATCTGCCTCCGCTTCGGACAAACGGGCTGGCGAAACCTGACAACGGGAAACTGTTTGGAAAACTACCGAGTGGCAAAAACCGCACATGGGAAGATACATATAGCCGAAAAGCAAAAGTAAGAAGCAAGACATTTCCCGGCATTGCACGGGCGATGGCAGAACAATGGGGAGGTGCGGTATGAGAAATCAAAAGCGCACCCGCGAGCAGCGCAAGGCCGACGCTTCGGCGCGCATCGCCGCCGTCTGCCTGTTCCTCGCGGTGCTGCTGATCCTCTTTGCGGTGCTGACGGTCAAAACCACCGGGCAGCCGTACAA